GAGAAACTGACAGATCATCTTATTGACGAATCTGCTGACACTACATTAGGGTATTACATGATACCGTTCCACTTTATGATCCACATCATAATGTTTGGGCTTCTTGTAATATCTGGTTTTGCAACAGCTTTTTTGTTCAATTATATCACTCCGTTCCATTTGTATATCATTCTTGGTTCCTATGGTGGAATCATTGGTGTTTTGTTGGCTTACAATGCTTATGTTTGGTTTTTTCGACCTAACAGTAGCTGGTTTGTTGAGCAAACCCATGGGTTTATAAAGGCCAGGAAGGATTTTCAGGAGATTTATTTGTTGTTAAAGCGTTATGCGGATGTTCATTCGAAGTTTAGTTTCAATTTTCCCGGCTCTGGTGCCGGGTTTGACTCTATACTTCTATTGGCCCTTGAGGCTAGTAATAGAATGATAGACGGTTTTTCAAAAATAACTCTTGAAGCTGAGGTTGATGATCTGGCAACGGCGATAGCGGTTACGTTGGACAACTTCAGTAAGGTTGAAGGAAAGGCTATAGCTTACAATCCTGAATTTAACAAGACTGCCACATACACTCCTATGACTCATGTTACGTTTTATATTTTTGACACCTCTTTTCCAGATAATGCTTGGGTTTTTGCAACCCCTGCAGAAGGTTGGAAAAGGATGGCTGACAAACTTATGAATCATGACTTTGTTAGTATTAGTGTTATGGTAATGGGTATTTGGTATTCGTATACTCCAGGTGGTTTGGTTAAGATGCGCCGGTTGCCTACTGGTTTGCCCTCTCGACCCATCATTATCAAAAACGTCGATTCTTTTTCGTTGTTTTTGGGTAATTATGGTGTTGCTAAGGTTGATCAGTGGGGTGCCCCCATTGACGACACTGTATCTGTCGTTGGCTCAGAGGTTGATATTAAAAGCCAGGCTGCTAGTGATGGCAGCTCTGATCGTGGTCGGTTGACAGAAAACACGGTTGGTAGCTTGGTCCCTCGACATGCGAGGGGCGTTATACACGAATCTTTAGTGGAAACGCCCTCGCTCTCAGAGTTAGCGCGCCAAGAGTTTGAAGAAATGGAAGCAAAATATAAAGCTTTGAAAACTTTTAAGGATAAGAAGGCTGATTATTCTACCTTCAAAGTTACAAAGTTTGAATCTGCTGTTCCAAATCAAGTGCCTTTTAAGGTTGATCTTTCAGACTGTAGCGTGCCGGCTGGCTCTCATATGAAGGGAGCTTTCGTCGCCACCGCTTACGCATCCTTTGTTTCTTGCAAGGGTCGTAAGTTTATCGTTGCTCCGAAGCATATCTTTACCTCGAATTGCGTTATTAAAGCAAAGGGTAAAGAGTTTGTTTTGGACAAGGCGAAAGCTTTCGTTATTGAGCCAACTGAGAAAGATAATGGTGATAGCTTGTTAGTTTGGCTATTAGCAGGTGAAAATTATGGCGTTAAGTCAGCTCCCGTTGCACGTTATTCATCAATTAGGAGATTGGCTTTCGTTAAAGCAGATTCTGCCACTGATATAACTACGATTCACACTCAGTCTGCTGAGTTGGTGTCTGGTAAGTATAATTCAGAGGCAGGAGATTGTGGTAGGCCTGTGTGGCAAGACGACGGTTCTTCTTGGAGGGTCGTCGCCACCCACGTTGGTTCTACTAAAGCTCCAGGGGTCAACTGTGCAATTGAGCTTTGGTCTTCCTTAAACTCCGTTTTGGATTTTGTAACCCTAAACGTCGTGCAAGGTTTACCAGTTAGTTTTAAGGCACTTTTTCCTAGGGGCGGTTTCATCTCTACAGGGCAAAAGGATCATAGAAAGGTCACATCTCGTATGACTAAGATCCTTGATTGGTTTGATGGTGACGCTAAAGTTTGTGATTTTAGACCACCAAATGACCAGGACCCATACAAGGGCGTTTCAAATTATCCTTCAGAGGATAACGCATTGTTGTGTGATAGTGACTTGGTTGGTATCCTTGGACAGTATTATAAACTGTCTTCGGAATGTCTGTCTTTTGACATTGATTATGCAACCAACGATACTAATCCTAGTGGGTCCCCCGGTTTTCCTTATAACAAAGGCTATGCAACTAAGAGAGAGGTTTGTGCAGAAATAGATATTTCGCAATTTTTCTTGATGCCGGCAATTTTTAACAATTTTTCTAAGGATGAATTGTATAAGATTTCTCGTGGAAAGAATGTTAGGAGTATCTGTGGTTCGCCTATACACCATTCGGCTTTAGGGTTTTACCTTTTTACACCGCAGAACGAATCTTTCGGTTTGCCTTGTGCTATTGGTAAGTCCAAGTGGCATGGTGGCTGGGATGATCTTCTCAAACCTTTTAAGGGGAAGAAATTTTTCCTGTCTTTGGACATGTCTGACTTTGAGAAGTCTGTTACGGCTTCACTAATTGAGGCATGTCGTGATTTCAGGAAGAGCTTCTTGCCTCTTGAAGTTCACCCTCTTGTTGACCATTATTATAAACAGCTCCTTCCAGCTGTCGTTTACTCGGGAGGCCAGGGTACTGATGATTCAACCACTTCGTTTTACACGTTGGTTGGTCAAGTCTCTGGACAATACAACACAGCGCATGATAACTCACTCATTTCCACAATGGTGTTGGCGCTCGTCTTGAAAAGACTAACTGGGCAGTATCCAAAACAAGATCAATTTCTTGTCTACGGTGATGATGTTTTGCTCTCCTTTGATGGAAAGCCTAATTTCACGCCGCAGCAATTGATTGATGCGTACAGAGAGTTTGGGTTTACATGTCGGACGCAATTTGATCGATTTGAATCTTTTGACGAGATTGAATTTCTTTCAACTGGCGTCGTCCAGCAAGATGGTGTTGTACTTCCTCGAAGTAATCGCGTTAGTAAAATGCTAGCGGCAACGCAATACGAGGACTCAGATCAAACCGATGCTTCGGTTCGCTTCTCTCGAATAATCTCCATAGCTATGGAGCTTATTACTCGACCAGAAGAGTTTGAGTCTTTGATGTCCAGGCTGCGCCGCTTATATGCTGACTACCAAGGCATCCTAAATCCTTCGGTTTGCGGGTATTTTGAATTAATCATGGGTAGCACTCGTGAGGAACTTATTAATGCCAGCTTAAAACCTATTGCAGTTGACCAGCTGCAGTCTAGGACTACTGCCGTTTGGAGTCACCTTGACACCCTTGGCTTTGGCCATGGGCAGATTCTTACTCACAAGGAACACAAACACGATTGTGGTGCTTGTTTTGATAAGAATATGTCATTAAACATCTATAGAACGGCGGGTCCGCTAGTAATCGAAGGCAAATTCCGATTTCCAAGGGGTTTTGACAGCGATTGCGTGTTGCACTTGTCTAAAGAAGGTGGTTTCGTTGGAACCATCCCTAAAGACTGGCGCGAATTGAACCGGAACTTCCCTAGTGTCATGGATGCTA